TTATTGGGTAGACCCAGATGTAGAAGGTATATCCGTATTAACAGATATAGATGCTGAGTGTAGTGATTATAATGCATCTGTGTTGATTTATGTGGATGTATGGCATGAAGAGTCTGGTGAATATAACTGGACAGATATATATTTAACAGTCAATGGTGATAATTGGGACAGCCATTGGTTTAATTTTACTTTCGAAGAACTTAACGAAACAGAAGGTATTTGGTCTATGTGGGTAGCACTACTCGTATGGGATGAGGAGAATGAGGACTATTACTTTCAACAACAATTTGAAATACCAGAGATAAGAGTGGAGGGGCAATGAATGCAGCTGAGATGTTGCATTTGACTAATAAACTAGATATGATACTCTCAGAAGTGGATGAAGTTAAAGAACTATTAATCAGATTACAAATGGACAAATATGAAATGAGCAAAGCGATTGGTCACGAGACCAGTGCGACGGAGGAAGAATGAATGACGCCACTGGCAGAGTTTTTACTCCATTGTATAGAGGTTGGAGCAGTTGCTCTAGCACTTGCTGGGATTTTAATCCTAGTTGCTTTTGCGCTTCGGATAACCTATTGGTGCTTAAGTCCGTGGATAATTCTATTCGCGAGACTAATAAAACTAATACCGAAGAAAAAGGAGAAGGTGGACGAAGAAAAGGAGATACCAAGAATGAGTAAAGAGAAAGGAGAAGGTGTAACATTTAACGATATTTTTATGTTTATGATTGCTGTACCTTTAATATTACTTTGGGTTGGGTTTGCAGGGTTTGTTATACACAGCGGACTTAGTAAACCAGAAGTTCTTGAGAATATTGAAGCATATACAACTTTGATAGCTATATTAGGTGGGCCAGCTCTTCTAATTATCAAAGATGCTTTAGATGTATGGAAACAAGAACAAGCAGAGAAAACATCATTTTATAAGGTAAAAGCACAAGCAGTTATAGATTATAACGATGCAAGTCAGAAACAAGCTCAAATGATTGAATCAAAAGCTCAAGAACAAGAGCATAAGATAGAGTCAAGCGTTACCTTAAAGAAGAAATAAGAGAGAAACTATGAATAGATGTCTAATATGTAACAGTCGCGCAATAGGGTATCTATATGATGGTAGAAAATACTGTCTAAAATGTAAAGACTAACATAATCTTTATATACCTAGATGGTGTAAGTATAATGTGGCCTCTAGAAAGACCACGAACCCACAGGACATTACGCAGTATGCGTCTTATGGGGCCACACAACGAAAGCTTTATATAGTGCTATGACATTATATTAAAGCAGGTGAATAACCAATGGCAAACGAAACAAGCAACAACACAGCCGATAATAGCAACATGACAGCAGGAGACAATAATACTGCTGATGACGGAAACGTAACAGCTCTTATCGATACTGTAACTGAATCAGGTCTATTAGATATTATCATGGACGAACCATTACTTATGGCTTTATGTGCTGTAGTACTAGGTATGGGCGCATATATTGCTTATACAGTACCAGCAGTCAAAGAATTAGTCTTTAAATATATAAAGAATAATGAAGCTGAGTTAAATGGGTTACTTGATAAGAATCTAACAAAAGCCCAACAAAAGGTTTTTGAAAAAATGGACGAGACTGCACAAAAGCACGTTAAAGACTCTTTAGTCAAGAATGTATTAATTACAGCTTGGGATGAAAAAGATGATGAACTTGCAGCGCTAGTCAAATCTAAAGTTAAGGCCGCAATCGACGAAGCCAAGTAATGGACGTCGAAGGATACGAGCGAAGATTACGTCAGCGAGTCGGAGAAGGGGAATATGAACGTCATAAAGAACTTGTCCGTCTTCTGGCGCGAAATCTTGCTCTTGAAGATATTTTGTGGGAAGAAATTCTTGTATGTATTCGGGATGTTAACGCTCGAACAGAGTTATTGCGACAAAGAAACGCAGTCGTTCGTGACATACATACAGAGTTTAAAGCGCTAAACATAGAAGTACCAACTTTAGTGGAAAAGAATACTGAAGGCTTTTCTAAAGTATTAGAGGGATTATTTGACGATGAAGACACCGATAAAGAACGAGCAGAAGAAGTTAAACGCAGCGATTAGCGGTTTAGCGGCTCATGATTCGTTACAATTAGAAGAAATATTCGAAAAGTGTCGCCATAATAAAAAGAAAATGACTTTATTAGTCAGAGCTTTTTGTGAATCCTATCTAATAGATAATAAAAGACGTCCACTTAAACTTAGACCTATGCAAGAGGATATTGTTGTTGAATCTCTAACATATCCTGACGGAGATAGTACTAAGCATCGTAAAGTAGCTATTCTGGCTCCACGGGGCTCAGGCAAATCCTATGCTCTTTCGGTAGCTGTATGTATCTACATGTTCTTTAAGAGATTCAGAGATTTAATTTTTGTCTTGGCTCCATCTGAGGACCAAGCAGCACTGATATTTAATTATTGTTATAGGCATTTTGCAGATAATGCTTTTTTAGACGGCTTAGTGGACCATTATAGGTTCCATAATAAGCCAAATATCACAATGAAGGGAGGTACGGTGCTTCGTAGAGCTCCTATAGCTGCATCTAATCAGGGGCAAGCTATACGTGGACAACACCCAACTTTTCTAATAGTGGACGAGAGTCCGTTAATAAGTGACAAGTTATTTATAGACAATGTAGAACCATCGATTATATCTAACACCGCGCCATTCATTAACTTAGGGACTCCAAAATCAAAAGAAAATCACATGTATCGTTATCTGTACGATGATGCTTATGCAGAAAGTTTTACACGATTACATTACACATGGAAAGATGCTGTAAAGCGAGGAAGAGCGTACGACCCACCTTATACGGAGGAAGATATGCTCACAAAGATGATGGAATGGGGGGAAGATTCAATATATTGGAGGACAGAATATGAGTGCGAGTTCGTCGAGTCGTCGTCCAACATCTTCAATCCCGAACTACTACGAAGTTCATTCCGAAGAGGAATTGGATTTCTCGAAGCCGGAACGCCAGTTGATAACTGTGTTGTGGGTGTGGATATTGGTAAATCCGTTAATAGCACTGTTATTAGTGTTTGGAGTACCGCAAAATCCGATACCCAGAACGTTGCAACACTTATTTACTTGGAAGAAATTAGTCCTAAGACTGGTGGACATGATATTCCATACCAACGTGAGCGTATCGTTAATATTGCTCATAGTTATGGTGCTAGTAAGCTTATTATTGATGCTACAGGTATTGGTGGAGCGATTGAACAAGATATAAGGGTGGCGTGTATAGAGTATGGTATACATTTTATACCATTCGTTTTTACAGGAGGTCCAAAAGGTACAAAAACACAAGTTTATAGAGATATGGTATCATATTTACAAAAAGACCAAGTTTGGGTACCACATCCGGAAGATTTGGAGCCTGCAGAAGCAAAATTAGTTAATAAATGGTACAGAGAGCATGTAGACTTAGAATATACTATGGATGCAGCTGACAAAACAGAGAAAATATCAGCCCCTAGTGGTAAACATGACGATTACTGTGATAGTACAGCGATAGCTTTACATGCAGCGTTATCTATGCTACCTTCGTCTGGTACATTTTCTAGCGTTTCAATGCCTTCTAAAAGGAGTATTAATAAAAACAGTGCTGGATGGACAGGGCAAGGTTTATATACCTCTAGAAGAGGTAGAAATAGTTTAAATAAGGGAGCTCCCGGTGGTATTTGAGCGAAACCTTTATATACTGGTATCGCGTTATAGTTATTGATAGCCATGCCTTTACGAGATTATTTGCCCTTTTTTGGGCGAAAACGAACATTTGCAACAGTAGGGTCTAACCCACCGTACAACAAAGACGAACCAAGAAGTTTTGGAGCTGGAGTTATTAAACGTATTAAGCTTCAAAATAATAGTGGGGGTAATTTTAGCGGTGGTGTAAATAAAGAACCACAAGTTGGAGATTATAGAACGTACATGAATGTGTATCTTTCTGACCCAATTATAAGGACTTTAATTGATTTACCCTGCATATATGCTGCAAAAGACGGTTACGATATAGTAACTGACGACGAAGTAGAGCGCGAGGCTATTACTAATTTCTTTGATGAGATTAATATTGACCAATTAATATATTCTTGGTTACGTAATGGTAGAATATTCGGAACTTCATATCTAGAATATACTGGAGACAATCTAGTTTTACGTTCTTCCCAGAATATTTTCGTACAAAGAGACGATAATGGGCAGATAATGTACTATTATCAAGATTTAGGAGACGATAAAGAAAGTGTGAGGTTTGAAGAAAATGAGATTATCGAATTTAAAAACAATGCCTTTGATGATTACGCTTATGGTCTTAGTGACATCCATCCAGTTCTTTATTTGGTTGACCTTAAAGATTATGCAGAACGGGATATTGGTGCTGCTCTCAATAAATACGCTACTAGTAGGTTTGATATTAGTGCTGGACTTCCCGATATGCCTTATGGTCCTGACAAAATTAATGAAATTGTATCAGCGTTCAATACCTTAGAACCCGGTGAAGATATTATTCACGGTAATGATATAACTATCAAAGAATTACAAGGTACACAAAGAGCGTTTGAATATGGTAAATATACAGATGATATTCTAAAGAAAATACACATAGCTCTAAAGGTTCCAGTAACAATGTTTGATAAACCTGAACAAGCACGTGCTATTTTTGAACCTTATGTTAAACATTTACAAAGTGCTGTGGAAGCTGCACTTAATTCACAACTCATGCCGCAATTAGAATCCGGCACCGCTAAGTTTTCATTCCGTCAAATTAATGTTAGTGATTCATTCACTAAAGCTAAGACGGATATGATATATCTTTCAGAAGGTGTTCTTTCACCTAGTGAAGTAAGATTAGAAAGAGGTCTAGACCCAGAAGGTATAGTTGAGCAACAGCCTACAGCTGAAAATGCTAACTTATCTGGCGGTAAAGACGAAGACAAGTCTGAGGAATCAGAACGTGTCGAAAATAGAAATCTAACAGGAGACAGAAAAGAATGAGCGAAAATTACGCATATGAGAACTGTGTTATAGATGTCGCACCTATCCTTAAGAAAAGGGGTGTAGATAAATATGACGAGATGGCGGCAAAACTTTGCCGTATGAGAGTTGATGAAGGTACAGTTAGGGAATTCGCAGTTACCAATGGTACCTCAGAAGCCTCGAAACGTACTTTTGCTCTAGAAATAGCAGAACCTTTAAATATAGGTAAAGAAACTATTGACTATCCGGTCATAGCCATAACATCAGGAGTACATGATGAAGATGGTGACCAGAAAGTTTTTATAGAACCTACAATTCTAAAGGATAATTTGGAAGCATTTAGTGAGCTTCCAGTTTACTTTAATCACCAGCGAACCGAAGAAGATTTGATTGGCAAGGCTATCAACCCAGAATTAATCGAATTGGAAGATGGCAAAACTGGTATTAAAATGTTAGCACAAATCTTTAAAGATAGTGCTAAAACAAGTGAAGTGTTAGGAAAGTTGGAAAACGGCGATATGACACATGTAAGTATTGACTGGTTTTCTAAAGACGTCGATGTTTTAGGAGAACCCTTTGCTACGGACATTCGTCCTATCGAGGTAAGTTTCATTGATAATGAAACCCGAACCCCCGTTTGTGAATCATGTACAATTGAAGATGGAAAGGAATGCAGCGAACACCGTGAATTCGGTGAAAAGGAATCTGATTGTGGAGGCGCCTGTGGCGGCCATGAGGAAGATTCGTGTGCCTGTGAAACACACGGGAACAACAGCGAGGTAGAAAATATGGCTGAAGAAGAAGTAAAACAAACAGATGCTGAGAACATCACAGAGCGTGCATTCGCAACTATGAAATCTCAGTTAGAAGAAATGACTACATCTTACGAAGAATTAAATACCAAGCACGAGGAAGCACTTGCTTTAGTAGCAAATTTCGAAAAAATGGAAGAAGAAAGAAAAGAGGAAGAACTCAAAACTCAAAAACTTTCATTCGTAAATACTATACTAGAGAAAGAAGCACTTCTTGGAAAACTCGAAGAGGACAACAAGGATGCTCGTGTGGAGGAACTTTCTTCATGGGATGGAGTTAAGCTAGAAGGATACAGTATCGCAATGGAGTCTATACCAGTACCAGAAGATTCAGAACGAACTTTTGGAAAGGGTAAAGCCCATGATGCTGAAGAAAAGCCTGTAGAGGCAGAAGATGAGACCCCACGCATGTTTGCGATGGAAAACGGTAAAATTAAATTTGCCGGGTATAAAAACTAAGGAAAATAAAATATGGCAACAGAAATATTAGTAAATGATGGTGGTGCGCCAGCAAGAATCATAAGATTCACAGCAAATGAAGCACTAACAGCAGGAGATGCACTCCAACTTGTCCATGTAGCTAGCGGTGATGTAAAAGTTGAGCAAGCTGAGTCAGGTGACACAAGTGGTATGTTTATTGGTGTAGCATTAACCGATTGCGCAGATGGAGCAGTAGCTAGCGTAATCACAGGAAGAGGTGTAATTTGTAGAATCAATTGCGCCGATGTAAACGGAGGTATCCCATTGATGCCGCATGCAAGTACTGGTGGACAACTTATCGCCTACGTTGCAGCAGCATCTGGAAGCGACAAAGGTTTCGATGGAACCCCATGTGCAGTAACAGTGGAGGATGGAGCATTAGCAGGCGGCGGAGCCGGTCTTGTTAAATGTCTAATTCTTTAAGGAGAAATAAAATATGGTAACAGCAAAAACAGGTATACTATCATCCGCATCTGCAGGTGATGGATACACAAGTACAGCAGCACAACGTGTTATAGTAGATTTCAAAGACGCTCTTGTAGATTACAGGACAACCGAATTGGACGCTATCAGCATGTTTTGTGATACAATGCAGACAGAAACTGGTGGAGATATTGATATCACCATCGCAAAGCCAAGCATGGCTATGGAAGAAATAGATGAAGGTGCAACACCAGCATACCAAAGTAATAATCTCAGAAATGAGCGTGTTAGTGTTAAAGAATGGGGTATTGCAGTCGGTGTAACCCGTAGAATGATTGAAGATTCACGATTCAACGAAGTTGAGTTGGCTATGAATGAAGCAAGAAGAGCAGTAGACAGACATATCACTAAAC